TGTTGATAGTTGCTCGGGTCGTCCAGATACGCCGGGATGAGCAGGCCGGCGGTGGCGGTGGCTAGCAGGGCTAGTCGGATCATGGGGAACCTCCGTATGTGTTGTGGGGTTCCCATCATTACACCGGGGTGTTACATGATGCAACTATCCGAACAAAGCCGCCCATGTTTTGGGGCCAACAATGCCATCAACGTATTCGCCGGCGTCGCCTTGGAAGTCGCGCACAGCTGCGTCGGTCATGGGGCCAAAGTCGCCGTCGACTGGGCCGACGTTGTAGCCCTTATCAGCGAGCGCCTGCTGGATGAGCCGCACACGCGCTTTCGCGGAGCTGCCGCGCTTTGTGCTCGCGCCCGGGTAGGCCGGCGTGTCGGTGACGGGCTTGAGTTTCGGTGAGCCATCAGCCAGGCGTTCGGCGACTGGTGTGTCCCATCCCCACGTCGTTTCGGTGACCTCGAGGTGAATGTGGTCGTTACGACCACCGGGCGGGCGGTTGATCCAGCCACGGCCGGCTTGCCAGTAGCGGCGCGCCCAGTAGTCATGGATCCGTTGGATGCCGAGCGTGTCCGCGTTGGCTTCCAGCCACGGGATAATCACAGTTTCGATCTGTTCGCGCGTTGGTGCATTTGGGTGCTCGTCGTCCTGTCGGTATGACAGGTCCAGGGCGGCGCCGAACGCGTGGGATGACCAGCGAGTACCGCCGCGAATCTTGCGCCGGGTGTAACAGCCCAAATACCACATGCCGTACTGGTCGGCCATGTAATCGCGGATCTGCAACAGGTTCGGTGAGCAGGTGTTGAACGGTGCCGCTGGTGTGCGGCCGTCATGCCAGTTGGTGTACTTCACGACTTCTTCCCAATGATCGGCTCAACAGGCTTGCCGCCCTTCGCGGCGATGCCGTTGCCGACCGCGTAACCGACGATGGTGCCGAGCATCCCGGTGCCGGCCTCGTTAGCGATTGAATCAGCGACCATTAGCACGGCGATGACGATCATGGCGACCATTGCGATCAAGGCCTTCGGTGGGTTGGTGAGGTTCATGTTCTAGTTCTCCACTATTGAAACGATTGCCCCCACCGCGATCGCGGCGAGGATAATAACCATGACAATCATGCCGGCGGTTCTGGTGCTGGTGGGTCGTCGCGTTGATCGTAAGGGTCGAGGTGCACATGGCAGCCGCCACACTCCACAAACGGCGGATCACCTTTCACGTTAAACGAGATATTCCCATTCGGGCAGTCATTGTCGGTACAGGTCACAGCCACCATGATTACGCCGCCTCGTAAAAGTCTTGGATAATGATGCGATCACCGGCTGCCCATGTAAACGGCACGGTTGAGCTAATCGGCCCAACACTTGCATATGTCGATGAGGCACCGACTACATAAACGTATGCCCCATTTACGTCGAAACGGATTAGAGTGCCAATGTAATCAGTACCGGTGGCATCTTCGTGAGTAACTTGTCCTCCGTTGCCCGCAAGAAAGTACTGGGCGGCTGACACAGGGTAGGTGATTCGAACATTGGTCGTCCCTACTGAAGTTGTCGAGCCAACTACTAACTCAACTTGCCAAAAAACGAGTTTGTTGATTTGACAATAACGGGCAGTTACCGTGCCATTGCCGACCGTGACCCCAGTCCACACCGGCGTGTATGTGGTCCATGTGCCGATATCGTTCAGGTCGGCTGCCGTCAGTACGTCGCCGGCGGTGAAGTCGCCTAGTGCGGTCATGGTGTCAGCCTAGCCCAGCCGGTTCTCATCAAGTACCCCTAGCACCGCCGAGTCCAAAACCAACGACTGATAATCATCAGCAGAAAGCAGATCCAACACAATGCTGGTACCGGACGCGGTAGCACGGATCTGCCGGCTGTAAATCAAACATTTGTCGGTGACGGTGCCAGCTGCGCCGGCCGGTGTGTAAGTGATCGTGCATGGCTGCCACAACGCGGTCTCGGTGTCCAGAAGCAGTTCGAGCTGTGTGGCGGAGCCGGCCGGGGTGTTGGCAAGGTTGGCGCTGGTGAACTCTAAGCGTTGCGCGATGAATCGGCTGGTTGATAGCCGGTTGACCATGTTGGTGGCGCCGTTGAGTGTCGCGGTGTCGGTGCTTGCTGCATGACCTGTTGCGGTGTATGCGCGTGCGCCGTACAGGTCGGCGCTGGTCGTGTCCTGGACTGTTTGGGTGCTGCCGCCGTCGCGTGTGCTAATGACGGTGTTGACTAGTTCTTCGATGTTGTACCCGGTGATTACGTCGGCGGCTGGTAGTTCGCCGGCTGTCGGTGTGGCACCTGTGAACTCGAACACGTTGAGCGTGTCGGAATAGAACGTGGTCGCGGATCTTGTAAGCGTGTTGCCGATGGTGACTGGCCAATAAACAGCTGCGTCGATGGGCGCCGGATCGTGTGTGATTTTTTTGCCGTACACAACGCACAGATCGGCCGACATGACATCGTTTTGCAGCGAGTCGGTGATGAACTGCACATTGGTTGATGTGATCTGCATCGGCACCGCTGTGTTGTCGTTCGCGACAAGGCCGACACCTTTGCTGGCACCAGTTGTGCCGAGTTTCACCATGTCGTCGGTGCCTGACAGTTTCAAGCTGAACGTGCCTTCGATGGCGTCGCCGGGGCCTGTTCTTGGTGACGAGCTGTAATCCTTCGGGCTGAGCCGGCCGACGACAGCGACCCAGTCAAGCGCGGTGATTTGCACGGTGGATTGGGTGCCGTTGTCCGCTAACTGGAAATCGTCAACGATGCCGTGAAACAGGATCTGGTCGCTGCCACCGTTCACCGTTGTGGTGATGTAGACACCTTGGCTGAACCAGTCAACGCTGTCATATGTGCCACCAGCGTTCGGTGTCAACGCGCCGTCGTTGTTGTCCAGCGTGATAATCGCCCGGTTTGGGTTGACACGTTGCGGGCGTGCTGCCTGTTGCACCGTGAAGCCAAGCGCACGACTAGTGAAATCCGTCTGATTGTCGATCTCGCCGATTTTGACGGTGTGCGCGAGCGTGAGTGTCACGACCGGATCTGCCCAGTAGTTGGGATCGGCAAGCTGCCAGATTGACGGCCGGCGCGCTCAAGGACGCGCACCAGTTCGTTTGGGTCGGTGCCGGCTGGCATGTTGACGGTGACGTTCATGTCGCCGCTGCGCACGCCTGAGCGGTTGCTGGGGCCGATCTGGACGCTGCTAACTGGTGTCGGCAACGGTGGTGCTGGTGCAAAGTCGCCGCCGCCGACCATGCCGGCCGCAGCTGCGATTTCGGCTGCCGTCAGCGTCGTGAGCGCGGTGTTAGCGATGGCGTTCAACACCTCAAGTTGTGCCAGCACCGCGTCGTATTCGCCTTGGTCTAATAACGCGATCAGTTCTAGCTGTTTGGTGGCTGGGATGTTGTCAAGCTGGTCGATGACTTTGCCCAGTTCGCGGTAAACGTCGCGGCTGGCCTCTTCGGCTTCGCGGCTGCCTTCGCCGTATTCTTTGACGGCTTCGGCCGCGTCAAGAATCGCGTCGCTGAAGTTGTCAACGGCCTCGTCGTTATCAAAAATGCCAAACAGGTAGTTGAACTCGTCAATCAAGTCGGTATTCATGTCGCTGATAAACTGCTGCGCTTCGTGGTGGCGTGCCATCGCGTCGTTCGTGCGGCCGATGGCAGCTTCGACGTCGTCCAACGTCGGGTGCAGCTCGTCCATCAGCCGTTCGGCTTCTTCATAGTCCAAGTTAGCGAGCTGCTGCTGATAGGCCGCCTCCGCAATGGCTTCGGCCACCTCCAGTTCCGCGTCGGCGTAACCCTCAATAGCCGGCGTCACTTTGTCCTCAACGATCTGTGCCTGTTCCTCAAACACGTTGGTCAGCTTGTCGATCGACACGAACGGGATCTTGTTCGCCACGTCAATCAGCGTGTTGATGAAATCAACAAACTTGCCGGCCAGCCATGACACAGCGTCGCTGACCGCGTCGAACGCGATCTTGACGGCCTCAATGACTTTGGTGACAACGCCGAACTTTTTCTCAAGAACGATGAGCGTGGCGACAAGGCCGGCGATGGCTAGCACGATCAGCACGATGGGGTTGGCGGCCAGCACCGCGTTGAACACGGCTGTGGCGGCGGTGGCGATGCCTTGAGCGACTGCGTACAGCTTGAGCGCCGTGTTGTAGGCGATGACGATGCCGGCGACGGTGGCGATGGCTGCGCCGATGGCAATAAACAGTTCGGTGTTCTCCGCGACGAAGGTGGCCACGTCCTCGAGGATGGGCAGCAGTTTCTCAAGGATGGGCAGCAACGCCATGCCGATGGATTCCTGTGCTTGGTCGATACTGACCTGCATCCGTTGGAATCGACCCGCAACTGTCTCAGCGTTAGCCGCAACAGCGCCCTCAAATGTTTGGGCAAGACTGGCGGCGACTTCGTCAAACGTGGCACCGCTTTCAATTGCTGCTACTAGACCGTAGTCAAGTTCCTCAAGGGGCGTAAGGACGCCTGTGTAGCCTTCTGCTAGGCGTTCGGCTACGTCAAACACGTCGCGGCCTGTGCCGGCGCTGATGTCTAACGCCAAAGTCAAAAGCTCTTGAGCTTCGGCAAGGTCGCCGGTGTGCCGCGCCAAAATTTGCAATGCTGGCCGCAGCTCGTTATCCGACACGGCGCTGGCAAGTTCTTGTGCGTCAATGAACGCGTGCAGCGCGTCAATCTGCTCGTTAGTGGCGTCCGTAGACACACGAATTTGGCGTTCAAGTTCTGCCTGTTGCGATGCGTCCTCGGCTGCGGCTTTTGTGGCAAGACCAGCGGCGGTGGCTAATCCAGCAACAGCGGCGGTGGCCGGCAGAAACGCCTTTTCCATAGCGAAACTGACTTTTTCGCTGGTTTTTTCTAGGCGCTCAAACTCCTTCATCGCCTTTTTTACGCCGTCGGGCGCGAACTCGGAAACGATGGGGACGTTGATGGCCATTAGCGCAGCTCCTTGTTGAGTATCACCATCATGTCATCTATGGCTGCTTTGACTTGCCGTACGACGACTGGCATGGCGTCCTCCGCGCCGGGCCACATGGTGCGCGACGCCGGGCCACCGCGCTGATTCAACACGTTGATGAACTGGCGGCCAGCGTCCGTCGTGCCATTAGAGCGTCGGCCGGCCATGTCGTAGATCGCACCGGCCGCGTTCTTTTGGCGCAGCGTCAGCAGCGGGATGTTGTTCGGGTCGCGCGCACCGCGCACCTTGCCAGCCCTGAAGGCGACCTTGATGCCGCGTCTGACTGCTGTCGGGTCGAAACCGCCCTTCCAGCCCACCCAGCCCGACAGCGGCCGTACAGCGGGAACTAGGCGCCTGGCTGATTCTTCGACCGGCTGCGCGGCAGCCTTCATGGTTTTGACGACTTGCTTCTTAAGCTCAGGGTTGACCGAGTTCAGCACCTTGATGGCATCAGCGACGCCATTCACTTCAATGCTGCTGCTAACGGCCACGTTTAGCCTTCCTATTCCGCTCGTTGATTACATCAACCACAGTAGTCAGGTCGAGTACATCAAAGTCGATGTTCGGCGGCCACCAGCCCAAATGTACGAGGATCTCGGCTAGCTGGCGTCGCCGGGTTCCTCGCGCGTAGGGCGGTCGTCACTCCCAACAACCTCAAGCGTCACGATCCGACGTAGGTAGTCGTCGAACACGGCCGGCACGGTGATTTTCTGCGCTTTGCATGCCTCGTAGGCAAGGTAGGCGAGGTCTTCCATGCCGAGACCTTCGGCCATTTTGCTGGCCTTCGTTTTGTATTTTCGTTCCCACGCGACGATGGCCCACAGGTTGGTGGTGACATCTTGCGGGCCATCGCCGGTGTCGACGCGTAGCGTGAGTTGCACGGTTGCCTCCTAGTTGTGCAGTTGGGTTTGGTCAGGGTGCCACGGCGCGGGTGTACGAGCCGCCGGTGAGGGTGATGTCCACGGTGGACAGTTCGCCGACGCCGCCGTTGAACGGTGTGAACTCGGCGAAGTACATGCCGGTGATGGTGTACACCGGGTTGTCAGCGGCCGGTGTGGCGCTGTTCTTGCCGACAACCACGTCGACGCTGGTGCCGAGGATGCCTTCGAGGATGCTTTCGACTTCCGCGGCGCCGTAGCTGAGGAACAGCGTGGCGGTCACTTCGCAGACCTCGAGGCCGGCGGTGTAGGTGCGTGCGGTGTCATCGAGCGCCGTGTTTTCGAGCGCCTCTTTGGTGATGGTCAGCGTGCAGTCCTGCAGCTGGTCGCTGAGGTCGTTGGCGTCGACCGACAGGTAGGTGGCGGTCAGGTTGGTGGTGGTCATGTCAGGTGCTCCTGTGGGTTCCGAGTCTGATG